TAGTGCCAAATCCGGAGCCACTCCACGGATAGACAGATATGAATGGGGTAACGTTGTGCGCTATCGCAATCGCGTCGCCAGCGGCGGTGAACGCTACGCCTCTACCAATGCCAGTAGGTATTGTAGCCGGGTCGGAAAACCGGGTGCCGAACCCAGAACCGCTCCACGGGTAGACAGATATGAAAGGGGCGCCAGCGTGCGCTACTGCAATTGCATCGCCAACGGCGGTAAAAGCCACTCCGTTACCATTACCCGTAGGTAGTGTGGCCGGGTCGGAAACCTTGGTACCGAACCCAGAACCACTCCACGGGTATACAGATATGAAAGGGGTTGTAGCGTGCGCTACTGCGACGAATTGAGACACGGTTAAACCCCCTGAGCCTTCACCGCCTCTCGCTTGGCGGAAACCCGAGACACAGCCGCAGAGTGGGCAACAACATCTGTAATCTGCGATTTAAGCGCCGCGTAAATCAACTCGACCGCGTTCATTTGAACAATCGTAGAAGACAGTTTGCGCTCGATACCCGAACGGTACTCTCCGGGCGGTAAAGAGAGCAGAAGGTGTTCAAAATTTACACGGTCAAAATTGTAGTGAAACCACTCAACCTCCCGCGCGTACAGAGCGTCCGCAAGAACGTCGTCTTGATACTCCTGACTTAACTGTTCGTAGTTCACAGCGCGAAGATACCGCTGGCGTTGAACGAAACGGTGCAGACCTGACTCGCAGCCGGCGTAAACGCCGTGAAATCAATGTATGCGATAAGCCGCGCTGTGGCGTCAGAACCGGTATGGTAGAAGATGATAACGGCGTTGCACGCTGCACTGGCAGTCGCAGTAACTGTCGTATCCGCAGCGTCGAATACCCCAAGGGCCACGGTCTTCGACCCTAACGCCGCGCTGCGGCCATTTTCGTTCGCCACAACATCGTCCATGAAATCATGCGCTGCGTCGTACGTGTACGTCGACTTCATCAGAGCAACACGAATGTCAGCGGAGGTCAGGTTCAACCCCGCAGTCAGGATCGCTTCTTTATACGGCGGGTAAAGTACGTCGGCCATGATTCACTCCTATGCGAAAGGGACCATGCGAACATGGCGAACAATATTGGCGTGCCCCTGCGCTTTACGTACGCGGGCGTCTGCCACTTTTGCATCAAACTGGCGGTAAGAAAACTCTGCCTTATTCGGGTTGCTCCAAGGCTTGTTGCTCTGGCTCATGAGCCAGTACTTGGCGTAGGCGGCGACGCCCTCAAGGTACTTATCGGCAAGAATATCTGGCAGCGTCGTCGCGGTCTGCAACGGCATGATAACGATGTCGAAATACAGGGACTCCACAGAACTCGGAGTGGGGTACAGCCGAACCTTCTTTCGCACATTGGTGATGACGTTCGTGCCGAGGATGGCGTACATGGTCGGAAAATCGGACGCAGCCGTCTGAGAAGTCACGTACTCAATGGACTGCGCGGTAAGGAAATCAGCAGAATTGCGCCTGATGAAATTGACATCAAGCAGTTCTGCTTCGAGGGTTACGAGCGAAGCCGTCAGGGCGATTGGATCATAATCCTGCGTCGCAGCTACCGTAGGAATCGTCACTTCCAACGTCAGGGCGTGCGACTGCTCGCAGAACGCGCGCGCACCGCGCCGCACGGCATCGTCTATAAGGGGGTGCGGAGCACCGGCGCATTCAAACGATACGAGCGGATAGAAGTCCGAGAATGCGGCCATGCTGTATCCCTAGTCGTTACACTCTACGTCCAGAACGAAATCGAACCTGTTTATGACCGCGCCGGGGGTCCAGATATCAAGCACCTGAACACACCCGATCAGGGAGTTTGCCAGTCCGGAGACGTTGAAATGTAAAGCCCCACGGTCAACCACCGCCGTCACTGCGGTACTCACACTTTGCCACCCCGTTACGCCAGCAGTCAGTGCGCCGGCGGGATTGCGCCACGCTCCTTCAGCGAAACGAAAATACCCAACACATTCACGGAACGCAGCCGCTGACGTAACGAACGCCGCATTGTCCGCAGGGAACGCGCCGGCGGCGTACGGAATGGACGATTCAGGACGAAACAGAAGAAGATCAAAATCAAGAGCGGCGATAACCAAATTGCCAGAGGCCGGCGTAACGACACAGCGCGCCCCGGTAATGCGCCCGGACGGCAGCGGAAGTTGGAATGTAAGCGGCACAACGCTGCCAGCCGTAGCGCTGTTGGAAATCATGTCCCCCGCAGCATACGCGCCAGCAGAAGCCGGATTCGAAAACGTCGCAGTGACGTGGCTAGCAAACATGGCTTGCTCCTTAATAATCGCCGAGATTGACCCACGCGAACGTGATAGTGCCACTCAACGTCTGCGTTCCGTCGATGGTGCCGGTGGCAATCGCGGTGTTCAGGTACACCGGAACGGCGGTAGTCGTACCATCGAACTGCGCCGAGGCCGCCAACGCCCCGCTGGACACGGCCGCAGCGACGTTGATCGTGGCGGAAGACGTATACGCGGTGGATGGAAGCAAGTCGACCATCGTGCCAGTGAGCGACGTAGCCGAAGCCTCTTCACTCCCCAGAGACCACGCACCGGTGGCGCCGGCGGCGATGGAATTGGCGATCACAGAGGTGGTCGTTTGCTGGATCGACCCGGTAGTGCCGAGCAGCAAAATTCGCCCGGCGGGAAAGGTGTAGATCAACGACCCGGCATACTCCGCAGTCGTGTTCGTAATCGTCTGCGCCACAGCGGCGAGCGTCAAAACCGTCTTGTGGACGACGTCGGTAAGCCCGTATTCAACGGCAGTTACGGAAGTACCGGCAGTGCCGACGCTCGAAACAATGCTCGAAGCCAAATCAGCAATGTTCGTCGCCTTGAGGGTTTCCCCGTACGTAGTCAGGGACCACGTACTGCCGGAAAGCGTGGCTACGACTTGCGGCGTGCCGTTGACATTGGTGACGAAGTATTTGTTGTCGTACCCGTAATACCCGTCGGGAAACAGCGTCTGTAGTTGCATGGCGCACTCCTGTAAAACGGGGGGCCGAAGCCCCCCGGTCGGTGGTTACGCCGAAGTGCAGACGGCGCCAAGCAACGCCAGCCACGTCAGACCATCGGTGCCGGCTTGGACGAAAATCGCGCCCTGAGTCTGCCCGATGGTGACCGCAGTGGTATCAGCGCCGCCCTGCATGGTCCCACCATCATTCGGCCAGACTTTGACGTCCTGAGCCGCGTCGCGGTTGAACACGTAGAACACAGCGCCCTGCGGCTGACCCGCCGGCAAAGTCAGCGAATCAGCGTCGCCAGCCGACACCGTGACTTCGGTAATCTGCTTGGTGATCGCCAAACCGCCAGCCAGCGTTTGGGTGGTGCTTGCCGTTTGCGCCAGCGAGGCGCCGTGCTGTTGAACAACAATTCCGGAACTGGCCATGATTGATTCTCCTGAAAGTTTTGAAGGGGGGCCGGGAAACCCGGCCCAACCCGATTACTGCACCACGCCGAAGGAAAAGGCTTCCGGCTTGACCACTTTGCGGCCGTACACCGACAGCCCCCGGACGAAATCGCCGAAGTCGGACGGGTTACGGACTTGCTCAGTCTTGTTGACCTGAGCAGCAAAGCTGATCGCATCCTTGTGCCCGGCGACGATGCAACGCCGCGCTTCGCTGGTGCCGCCAGAATCGGCAGTACCGGTGGAAGTGGCAGCGCTACCGGAAACCCAGCCCTTGGTCGCCGCAGCGCGCGGCAGCATGTTGCTGACGTACACCGAGAAGCGATCAATCATGCCGATCTTACCGGTGCGAACGATGCTGCTGTTGTCGCCGGTGAAGTAGGCCTGTGCGAGGTTGGTGCTCATCAGAATCTGACGATCCACAGGAGACAACATCAGGAAACGGCCACTTTCCGGAACGTTTTGCTCGTCCAGCACCGCGCCCATACGCAGAATCAGCGTGAGCAGCGTGGCGGGGGTGGCAGTGACGTCCAGCGGGGCCGCGTCGGTACCGAGGTCCAGTGAAGCAGACTTGGCCCCCGCCGTCGCACCTTGGTTGGCCGCCGCGCACCCACGGGTGCAGGACGCAGTAGTACTCAGGGTGTACGGGTCGGTACCAGCGGTATCGCCGGCGGTAGTGCAAAACATCGAGTAGAACACTTCTTCGGTGATGGAGATTTTGAGCTGTTTCGCCGCGTCTTCCATGTACATGTTGAGCAGGTTCATGTCGGCCTGCGCTTCCTGCACGTCGTTACACTGAAACGCGAAGGATTTCGCCTTCTCGATCAGCATGTCTTGGTAGACGGGGGTCGGCACTTCGTACTGCAGGTTGCCGCCGATGACGTAGTCGGAAATCGACAGGGTCGGGGCAGTGCGGATACGAACGGTGTCGCCCTGATTCTTGATTTCACCTTCCCAGTAGGTATTGGTGATCTCGGTCAGTTGGTTGTCGACGTAATACTTTGCGTTCAGCTTTTTCGACCACAGCATCGGGTTGAAAACCGTCGCGATGGTCGGGCTGGTGAGAAACGGTGCTGCCGGGGCCAGAATAGCCATGATGAACTCCTGAAGTTAAGTTGTTTGGGCTGTTCTGGCTCGTCCTACGCTAGCCGCGCACGCGGCCCTGCATATAGGCTTCGCTCAGTTCAGCTTCGAGCTTGGCTGCCTCTTCGTACTTACCGGCGATGTTGAGCTGACGAACGGTGTTGAACTGCGTGTTCATTTCAGCTTCCGTGTACACGCGGTTGTTCTGCGCTACCACGGTCGTCGCCACGGTTGTAGTCCGCGAAGGCGTGACTTGACGTTCGAGTTCGGTTTGGCGCTGCTGGCGTACATCGTTCTGCGGTGTTTGCTGGCCGGTCGTTGCCTTGAAGAACTCAACGATCCGCTTCAGCTTTTCCACATCGCCGTTGTTGTACACAAACTCCGCGTAGGCGCGACGGGGCTCGTTGGTGTAAGGGTCGACTTCGTCAAGGAACGCGATCCACTTGGGGTCGGTGTTTATCTTAACAAAATCAGGCACTTGCGACGCAAGGCGCTGTTCGAAAGTAACGGTGGCCACTTCGCCGCCGGTCTTCTGCAGGGCCTGCTCCAACTGGGCTATCCGCTCGTCCCGCTTGATGAGTTCGGACTTCAACGGCTCCACGTGTTCTCGCATTACATCGAGCGCCACGCGACGCTGCACATCAATCAAATCCTTGCCGAAAGACTCTTCGTCCTGAGCAGTGACCAGAGTTTCGTGCGTAGCGGGCTTCGGCTCGGGCGGCTGCTTTGCCTTTTCGGCTGCCTGCGTCAGCGTGAGAACTTGGGTTCCAAGCTCCTTCAACTGGGCGTGCAGTCGGGGCACTTCAGCGTTGTACTTGCCTTCCAACGTCCGGTACTTTTGCTCGGCCAAAGCCAGCAAATCCCGGTCGCTTGGTTGCGTCGGCTGTACTACGGTCGGTTCTGGTACTACCGCGAGTTTGGGTTCTGCCGGCGGGGCGGGTTGGGGGTCGGCTGGGTCGGGGGGCGTATCCACCACCGGGTCGGCGGGGGGTGCCATCTGACGTTCAATTTCGGCGACTTCTTCCAACTGACGCTGCACCTGCTTGGGAATACCCATTCTCAATCTCCTGTAAGCTCCAACTCAGCTTTCAGCTCCGGCTTTACGGTGAGCCTTGGCTTAATGGTCTGCTACATAAAATGAAGCTTCTATCGAAGCTTCTCCATTACCGCCGCTGAATTCTCAACGGCGTCCAAAAATTCGTTAATCATCAGCGCTCTGCCCTGAAGGCGGTGCATTTCTGCGCCTTCCCCCTTCAGCAGGGCACTGTGAGTTTCCTTCTTCATGGTTTCAAAGAACGTCAGTAGCGGTTTCATTTCCTGAGCCTTCATTCGCATCAGGGCCGCGACCGTCGGCTTATCCGAAGCCGATTTTAAATTTTGCATGAGCGCACGTTATCAGGTAAGTTTTTACGTGTCAACACAAGCGGTTAGAACAAAGCCATCATTTCTGACATTAAGTTCTTCGCGCAAGTAGGTGGCAGGACAAGGCCGTTGGAAAAACCCCCCAACGAAACCCCCGGAGAAGCGGAGCCAGCAGTAGGAGAAGACACAGCACCGACGACGTACCCCCGGCCGTGAACGAACGGCGCTACCCCACCAGCGACTGGACTTCGAACTGCTCTTCCGCTTGATGCAGTCTTCGAAACCGCGTTGGTTTTAAGCCCAACGTAGGGTTCGCGGGCTGGCCCGACCCGGCACCTGACTCGACACGACGTAAATTGTGGCGACGCAGCAAGGACTATTTTTACAACGGGGTCGGGGAAAACAACGCTATAACTTATTGTATTCTTTGAAGAAACAGCCGGGGAAGCGACGGCCATACGAGGCTTGAACTGGTTCGACACTATTTTTTCACCCCACAAGAATCCTTATTGGCATCAGCCCACTCCTGCCAGTGAATCAGTTGGAGGGTTTGGATTTCAGCGAATCGTAATACTTCGAGAAGTCGGTTATCGCGGGCGGCGTCATCAACTGTGGGGGTGGTGTCGGGAACGGCAGGCACTCCACCGCCACCGGTATTTCCTGCAAGTTTGCGCAGGAGTTCATACTTAACGCCAAGATGGTAAAGGCGCTCAGACCAATCTTTGACTGTCGCATCGTGGGCCTCTTTCTGGTTTTTCAACGCTGCTGCTTTATCCTTTTTCGCCTGCTCACCGATTTTTTCCACCCCAGCTTTGAACACCGCGAACTCGCCCTTTACCTTCGCGGTTTCTTCCTGCGCGGCGCCTAGGCGATTCCACAAACCGATGCCGGCAAGCGAAACGACGCCAAGGGCTATCACCAGCCCGATGGTCAAATACCCCCGCTCAAACTTCGTAGATGACATTTTCCCTCCCGTAGATCGTCGTCATCGGCTCGTTCGTGCTCGGGATAAACGTCCGATACTTCGCTCCGCCGGGCGGAGGCACGATCTGCAGGTGGCACCAGCCGTCCGTCCAGCCGGGGTGTTCCTGCCACAAACCGACTTCAGCCAACCGCGCTGGATTCCAGAAACACCAGCGGTCGAACGGCCCGTTATCGTCCACATCAATAGCCTTACAAATCAAGTGGTTACTGCGCTTCGCCGCGCCCGGCGTCGCGTCGTTGATTGACTTCGGACGCCAGCCGGAGGTAACCCCACGCGGAGCCTTGTTACCAGTCGACCGTTCGTAAATCGCCGCTATTTCGTTGTACCGACGAACGGTTTCTGCGGCGTTGGCGCGCAGCTCATCCGTCAACTCCGCCGCATGCGACTCGTCGCGGCCCATGAAATATTCGTCAACGGTAATGGTCATTTTAGCTTCAGCAACGCCTGTAGGTTGTCTTCGTCCCGACGCTCACCCCTAAGCCTCTCGCGCAACACGCGGGTGTGGAAGCGGAACAAGTGCCACACCAAGAACACGGCGAAAAAGAAAAGCACGGCTACCGTGGACCACGGAGGGTTCAGGTCGCGCTGATCGTACAAATTCAGCAGCACCGTGCCAGAAGAGAACGAAATGCACAAAAGCGCGACGCGCCCGATAACCCCATCCTTGTAAACCCGGTTCCAGACGAAAACGAGCGGGATGATAAAAAGAACGACGCAGGCAAGCGCGTACAGTTGCATTTTCATTTTAAAAATTTCTCCTTGGCCATTGCGATTGTTGAAGGTACTTCCTTCATTACCGCCGCTGCTATGGACATCCCGAACACCCCGATGATGAAACCAACCGTTCCATCGTGCTTCGACGAAACCTCGAAAGCGGAGATAGCCAACGGAGTGATGTACGCAGCAAACACAGTACCGGTAAGCACCGTCACAAACCGCTGCCAAATGTTAAGGTCCGTCAGGAAGCGCAGGGAGATAACAGACCCGGCGAACCCCCCTATGGCGGACGTTTTGGTCAGCCCCAACGATGCAAAAAAGGCGTCCAATGTTTTTCCTTTTTTCAATCGATACAGATTTGGTCAGCAGAAATGTTGATGGTGAACGGCCCTTCGGTACTGGTAAACGTCGCATTCCACGACCCTACAAAAATTGCCTTGTTGCCACGATTCGGGCAATAAATCATGAACCCGTTCGCAGAAATCGTTGACACCTGAATGACTGGGGAATCCCACGTCAAACACGCGCTGCCCCGGTCTTCCCACACGCGTCCACCCTTCAGAGCAATGCCGCCGGGTTTGTACCCACGGCCAGACACTTCGCCGGCCGTGGTGTACGTCGCAGTGTCCGGGCCCACATCCGCCGCGCCGGTGTACAGCGCGACCTTCAGCGACTCCTTGGCCAAGTAGTCAAGGAGCAGCATCTTCGCCGCGACAGTAAGCCCGGTGGTGATCACTTTTTCGCCTTCGCCTTTTTCTTACGCGGCTTCGGCCAGAAGTCGATTTGCACCGTCGGCACCGGGAACGGTTCACCGACCTTCTTGCACTTGCGGATGAACTGCCGTTCACGGTAGTTCGGCACGCCGATGGTCAGGAGAAACGTCTCGTGGGTGTCCCGGCTGCAGAACTTGTACTGCCGGGTGACCTTGACCGTCAACTTCTCGGTCTGATACACCGTCGCGCGGCGAGCAAAAGGCGCGTAATGCAGCGCATAACAGGCTTTTTCGATGGCAAGAGTGGGTAAGCTCATGATTTTTTGCCCTTTTTGGGCATCCACGGGGGCATCTTTTTCGAGTCCTTTTTCGGGGTTTTGCAGGCTTTTTTCATGGTTTTTCCTTAAAAATCAGCCAGTTCGGCCGGAAGAACGGTTAACCATCTGATTCTGGGCCCGCCCGCCGGACGGCGAACCATCTGGTTGCGTATCGGTGGCGGTAGGCTTCGGTAACGAAAGACCGCCGCCGCCGGAGTTCGGTTTTTGACCGGGGAACGACACAACTCGCGGTTTGATTTTCGTCCCACCAACGACTTCGCCGGCCGCGTTCCGGAAGAACTTAACGGTTTCCGTCTCGGGCTGCATGGCGAGCTGGAGCACCTGTTGCTGTTGCAGCGCCTGCTCCTTCTGCTGCGCTTCCAGCGTTTCGCGGGTAGGCACGATCTTGTCAACGTTCATGTCGAGCAATTTCGCGTGGTCGCGAAGAAGCTCTGCGGTCCCCACTACGCCGATGATCTGCTGCGCCATCGGATTGGTAAGGGCCAACTGCAGGAACTCCGCGCGCCGTACGGCGGCGCTTTCCTTCGCCACCAACGACATCGCACCCTTGGACACGATGTTGATGTCGCCGATCAGGTCCGGGTCTTGGCTGTACCGAAGGTTGTGCTG